GTCCACGACTAAATCCATACTTTAATTGTCCACCAGTGCGAACTTCAGCCAAAGCAGTTGCAAATCTTTGGTCGTATGAATCACTTGCTTCATCTGTTAACTTTGCAATATAACCACCAGTAGTGCGATTATATTCTGGTGATGTAATTAAATCTCCGTCTGTTTTACCTTCAAGAAATTGGCGGTGAGGATGCGGTACATCGCTTAATGCATCCATCATAAGGGCTGTTTCTTCATCTTTTGAACTAATCTTTGAAATAGCCTTTGTATCACGATACATAACAGCACGGAAAGTATCTATAACTTCTGGTTGACTTCCAGCCTTACCAAATAAATATGCCATAGCATCTGGATTAGTTACTTTTTTCTTTTTCCAGTATTCATATTGTTCACGGGCGGTACTTCTAGCAAGAAAATCAATATCGGCAAGTGCTTCGCCTTTATTATCTAATGCCTGACTTAAGATATTATCAAGTTTTTCTTCTGTCATAGCAAATTTACCAAATACAGCACGGGCTGTTTTGCCTTGTATCTGGTCAAGCATTGGAGCCTTTGCAGCAATTACTGCACCTTTACCTAAGAAACCAGCAAAGGTTAATGGGTCAATAACAGTTGATGCTACTAAATCACCAATACCAGATAAAAACTTTCCTGTATATTGGTCACGAAATGCCGTATCTCTGTCTTCTTGATTAAAAACATCAAAGCCAGCAGATAAAAATTTAAGGTTGTTATCAGTCCAGTTTTGGAACCAACCACTACTATCTCCAGCAGTACGCCCTGGAGAGAGGGTTGATAAACCAGCCTGCATTAAAGAAATGTTTTCTTTTTCACGCTCTACACGAAATAAATAATCTGAATAAGATTCACCTGGAGTCTTGAACTTGTTATACATAAATGGTTGTTCAAGAATAGTTTCAACACCTTCACGGCGTACTTTTCCACCAAGTTCGTATGAAGCCTCACCAGCAGCAAGTAATCCACCAACTGCAGCACGAACTGGAGTTGTTGCTACTTTAACTGTGTTCTTTACAAAGTTAACACCATCTATATACCAAGGGTCATCGTTACTACCAGAGGTTGCTAAATCTTTAAATAAGCCTGGCACTCCTGTAAAATCTACAGCAGACTTTGCCATCTTACCTAAGTTATCAAACCAAGTCACTATACGCCCTCTACTTGGCTACGAACATAACGATACCAATTACGCATTGCATTTGATGCTTGTGGGCTTTCGGCAATCTTGGCATAAAATGGTAAATATGCTGCTAACTGTGCAACATCTTGACTGTTTTGTGCACGAAGCATGGCAGGTGCTGCCATAACTTCTTCGCCTGCACTTGGTCCCATAACTCCACCAGTATCAACACCCTCTTCTGGATATTGTGTTGGTGCATCAAGTTGAACTATTCCAGTCATATCAATCTTAGGTTCTGGTGTTGTAGTTCTAATTTTTGCAGAAACCGCAGGATTTTCTCCTGACATTTTGGCGGTTGTTTGCATATCATAAAAATCTTGTGCGTTATCTATACCTGCTACATAACTTGCAGGTTGTCCATTAGTTCCTGCACCGCCTGTTGCAGATACTTTATAGTTTTCTTCTTTTGCTTTTGCCATTATTACCTCTCGCTATATGAGCGCTTAAAATGTTATGAGCAGTTTTAAAACTTACTCAGGTTTATTAATTACTTATTGCGTGAACCGCGAGTTCCGCTTGGATTGCTTGAGAAATATGTCTTGCCACCCTTTGATGATGCTTTCTTTGCCATCATTGGTTTTTGTGTTGGAGCCTTGCCTGCTGAACCTTGGTTCTTAGGCTTCTTTCCTCCTGCTAGGGATTTCTTCATGTGTCACCTCCTTACGCAACTGGTAGTCGTCTTACGAGGGAAGCCTGAAGATTAGGTTCACCTCTTTGTGTCAAACTTGCTAAAAGCGACTGAACATCTGGGCGACCACCTGGTGCAATTTGTCCTGGAGCCACACCTTGCATACGACCAGTTTCACTTAGTCCCATTGGAAGTTGCCCCTCACCTGGGGGGACCGCACCTGCCTGCCCAACAAGTTCGGGACTTACACCTTCAGGGGTCATCATCGCGCCAGGTGGGGGATTCTGTGGTTGAAACGCCTCAGATACCGCCTGCTCAATAGGTGTACCCTTTTGGCGTTGATTAATGACAGTTGATAATTTGTACAAAATGTCTGAAGGATTTTGTCCTTGAGATGCAAGTGCTGGAATTGCTTGAGCATAAGAGGCAATAGCCTGCTTCATTGCATCACGCAAATCTTCTGTGTCAACTTTTTCTTCTTCTTGTGTTGCGTTAAATGAAAATGGCATTTGACGGCGTAAGAAATCACGAGATATAAGTTTATCTCCACGAGCCTGTAAGCCGAACACTAATGCACGGTTTGGGTCAAGTCCTGCCATAAGTCCATATTGAACATCTACTGTGTAGTCTTTATCAATATCACGACTTGGCTTGTATTTAATTGCGTATGGAACTCCATTGCGTACACCGCGTAGGTTCTTTTCCATATCGCCAAAAACTTTTTCGTCTACCTTTAATGCAAGTCCAATTAACTCAACAAAGGAACGAGCAAACATTGCATGGGCTGTTTTGATTTGTGTATCAAATCCACCCATAAGAGCCTGAACACCACGACCTGTAACGATTGAAGAATCAATGTTTCCTGTGCGTGACTCAGGGTAACGGCTTCCTAAACGAAGTTCTCCTTCAAGTACTTGCTGTTGAGCAAAAGCACCTGGTGGTATGTCAATAGATAATCTACGAACATCTGAAGGTCGTTCAGTTCTAATAACAGCGTCTGGTCCAAGGGCTATCTCACTTACATCTCTAGGGGCTACGAGTGGTGCTTGAACTGCTTTGGTTGCAGCCTCAAGCGAAAGTAGTGCATAACGAGCCTTAGCAACTTGAATTGCTAGTACATCGTCAAACTGTCCCCTTGATTCAGAGTCAAGTGATGGTCGTTGAACCACACGAATAAGAACTTCACCAATAGGATTTGGTGCTCTATCTATGACTATGTTATTTCTTTGGGGAACAAATAGAATATCTTGGTCTTTATCGTGATAACGAATAATTTCCAACATTGAGTTGGTTGAATCTTTATCATATAGAAGATGGGCATATTCTGGATATGAAGCCATTAAATCAGCCAGAGGCTTTTTAATTCTTTGATACATACCATGGACTTTGCCAAAGCGGTCAATGATTGGATAGCAACCATAAGAATCTAAGAAACGGATTCTTGGCATGTTATTATCTAAATCAACCTCAACCTGTGCTGGTACAAAACCATAAGATACATAACGGTCAGCAGCAGTAAACATCTGAGTTTGTATATCAGAGAAGTCAACAATTCCGTTTACAATTTCTTCACGCTTGTCAGCCTTCTTGCGTTCTTTCTCTGACACCATAGTTGGTGAATTACAGTTGAAAGCAGGAAGTGGTGCGATTACCTCTGATAAATCTCTTGCTGCAATGTCCACCATGTTTGCAACAATGGGATTCTCAAATGGACCATCTGGAAATAAATCTGGGAATACATCGCGCATCCGACCTTTACGAACAAGAAGGATTTGCTCCATACGCATATCGCGGTCAGCAAAGGCTTGCTTGTAGCGTTCGTAATTGGTTTTAATTTCATCTAGGGAAAGTGGCACGCCTAGTCCTATTCTATGAGTATATGTCGTCTAGTTGTAAAGTGATTTGTCGGTTGCGGTCATAACGAGTATGGAACATACTGAGGCTGTTATGGTTACGAGCAAATGTTGAAGCATTTGATATTCTGTCACGGCAACCTAGTTCGGCGAACCAAAATGCCATTACGGTATCTGTCTTTTGACTCTTAGGAGCATCTGGATACCAGGTTACTAATTGTTCAACTAAGGATTTAACTCCTTCAGATGCATGAGTTGATGGGAACTCAATAAGTGCGTTGCCATCTTCCCAACCATGGAACAATGTCGTCAGGGATGCAACCCCGAAATCAGTATCCCATTTGTTTTGACCTGTATGATGTTCTCGTAGTATTGCACCCCTAGACGAAAGGTATTCTCGTACCTCACGGTCCTGAGTTAACATTGTTTGGAAAGCGTTTTTCTCAACTCGCCACTCAGAAATCTGATAATCGTCAGTCCAGTTTTTAATTAATTCTCGTATTGAATCTGGCTTCATGCCAGCAACATTGGATACATCTAGCAGATATCTTTTCTGTGTAGATATATCTAAACCTAAACATACGGCTGCGGTATAACCTGAACCTGCAGGGTCTAGTCCTGCAACCACAATCAATCCATCCATACCGTTTGGTCTTACACCAGCCTTGCCTTTTGGTATGCGACCAACATTACGAGCACCATTAATAATTCCTTTAATAGCCTCGGATGGAAATGCTGAATCTTCATGGACTTGTTGTTGCTGATAAACCATTGCCCATAAGTTTGGAGATAATCTTGCCCTGCGTTTATGTAGAGCCTGTCCATCCCACTTGCGGTATAGCCCATCAGCATCTGGAGAGCCAACACCTGATATAGGGGGTAGGTTAGTTTTTGCCCATAGCGTTACCCACTTGTTTGGGTCCTCATCAAATTCTAATACTGCAGGTTGTGCAAAGTAAGTCCATGGTGAGGTTTCATCAGGATAGCGCATAGGGTCGCGTAATTCTGAATATAAATCTCTAGGTCTTAAGCGAGTGCCAATAATTAAAAGTTTGCCCCCATTGTCATCAATACGGGACATAACTTCAGATTGAATCCAGTCAATTTGTTTTTCATATTCATGAGCGTTGGTATTATCAACACAGTCATCCATGATAATCAAATCGGCACGAGCACCGTAAATATGACCCCTTACACCAATAGCCTGTACGGTAGGGTCCTTTTCTCCAGAGTCACGAGCCTCGGAGGATAAGTAAATTAAGTCCTGCTTCCATGAATCAGAATTCTTTTCAAATCCCCCTGGAGGTCCAAAGGTTAGTTGTAGGTCCTGATACTTAGGATGTGTTAGTCTGTTCTTAATGGAGAGCAGGAACTTTTGCGCCATAGCCTGTGTCTTAGACACA